AGCTGCCTGCTGATCTCGTATACTTTGTTCTTGTATAGCTCTGTTACGATCAAATTCTTGTAGTGTTGCATCAATCACCTGTGATTGATATGGGGACATGAATTGTTGTACGTCTTGTTGAAAAGCCTGTGCTCCTAATGGCACTCCACCTAATGTTGCTCCTGCGGTTCCTAATGCGGTTCCTGCTCCAGTTAGTTCTTGACCTGCTGCTCCTAACCCTCCAAGTGCCACAGTTCCTAAACCAGAAGCTAATCCTGCTTGTGTTTCTGCTCTATTTATAAATGGTTCAAAAGAACCAATACCTTGAAGAGCTTTAACTTGTGCTAAACCTTGTAATGCGTCTTGTCCTGCAACTTTTGGTGCAAGTCCTGCTAAATTCTCTTGTCTTGTTGTAAATGCTCTTGCAGCATCTTGTCTTGATTTAAAACCTGCATCCGTTTCGCCAGCTTGTCTTGTAATACCACCAATACCAGTTGTAACAACAGGAACGTTTTGTAATCCTAAAGCTTGTTCAGATAACTTTTGACCTATTTCTTCTACAAACGGTGCGGGTCGATTTATTACGGTTTCTGTGGCCATTACAATACTTCCTCTAATCTTTTAGATGTTTGAAACATTTCTCTAGCGCCCTCTAATCCTTGCGATTCTTCAGATACGTCACCTCCGGATTCGAGGTTCTTCATCATGTTATACATGACTTCTGCTCCCTTGTCCACATTTCCATCACCAGCATTTCTCACAGCATCAGCTGTAAATACAAATTCATTCTTGGATAATCTGGCTGGCACATCGTCAGCTCTTTCCATTCTACCCATGTCTACAAAACCACCTGTCTCTCTGTAGTCTTTTTCCTTACCATCCATGTCTAATAATGGCATAGTCTTCTTGGCTACCGGCTCTACGTCTCCACCTTCTTGATAACCTTTTTTAAATAATTGTTCAAATGCTTTAAATTTTTCGTCGTAAGCAGGATTATCTTTTGCCATAGAAGGATCTACCCCGTACATTTTTTTAAAACCTTTGTATAAAGGACTCTTAGCTATTTTTTCCATATCTTCTTTACTCATCACAGCTCCCGCTTCGTCATATTCCATTCTACCACCATCAGCTACTCTCATTCTTTCACCACCATAGAAATTAAACTCACTACCCATACCTCTTATGCTTTGTGATGGATTTAATTGATTTGCTGCGTAATATGCATCTAAATCAAACTTATCTTTATCTTCTTTTGTTGTCAAACCTGATAATATTGATGCAAGAGTTATGCCACCTTCAACAGTTGGCATTAGACTTCCATATCCACCTGTTAAACCCAATTTACCAAATAAACCTTTTTTAGCTGCAAGTTCAGGAAAACCTCTTAGTGCTTGCCCTTTTGCAGTTATTCCAAATAAACCTCTTTGAAGACCACCTAAACCAAAACCACCACTAAATATAGCTGCTCCTAAAGCCATTTTACCCACTGGTGATTTTACAAGTTTTTTGACACCTCTTACAGCTTTCTTTAATCCTTTTGCTAAACCACCTAGTAAGAATGCTTCTCTGTCTAGGCTGGCTATACCACCATCTGCGTAACCTGCTGCTGGTATGCCACTTAATGGTTGTTGCATTGCGACTGGTGTTTGAGGTGGAGTAACATTTAATGTATCTACACCTGATGAAAATTGATTAAGTGATCCTCTAAGACTAGAATATGGTGCATTTGTGCCAGGAATATTTCCTGGCCTCATACCAGGAAGTATAGCTTCAAGTTTAGCCTCTGTTAGTTGATCTGGTCCTATTCCTTGATCTAATGGACCTCCTGATCCAAAACCTCCACCACCTGAACCTAAACTAGATTCAGCTGATTCTAATCTTTGATTAATTTGTTGTAACATTTGTTCTGCAGAAGATACATTGCCACTTAACTGATTTAGTCTTGGCATGATACCACCTTCTTGTGCACCTATTCGTCCACCATCAGCCATACCTGTAAAATCAAATATCGATCCACCTATACGTGGTGTTAGTCCTGCAAGATTTCTTTTTACAACAGCTTCTTGAGTTTCATCTGCTTTATCACCTATGAAACAATATGCAGGTGGGTTGGGTCCTTTACATGGGTCCATTGGCGTGTCGTCTCTGCCACCAGTGTCTTCTGTTTCAAATCTATTTAAATATTCATCATAACCTGTTCCTAAAACATCATCCACTCCAGGATTTCCTAATGTTGAAACACCATCAACTTTTTTAAATTGGGTCATTGGATCTGTGGCTAACATACTTGGAGGAACAGATAACATGGTGCTCTCTAAGTCTGTTGGTCCAGCTATAATATCCATACCCAAACCACCAAGTTGATTCATAATTCTATCGTATTCTTCTTTTTCTTCTGGATCATCTAAATCTAAACTGTCAATATACTTTTGTCTTTGCATTGCATTGTTTATTCTTGCAAGTTTTGAATTACTTAATTTATCAAAATATCGTAAAGGAGTATATGTTGTGACAGCTCTTTTAAATTTATTAAATGTACTTTCTTTTGGTTTTTTTGGTGGAGGTTCATTTTTTGCATTTTGTTTTGCTAATTCAAATCTATTGGGACCAGTATCTTTAGATCTATCATAAGTATAAGTATTTAAATCTCCTTGTTGATCACCTGGATTTCCTTGATCTCTTCCATACCCACCTTCTCTTGAACCACCTCCTCCAGAAGTTCCTGGAGACATACTTCCTTTTCCTTCACTAGCATCTTTCTGTGCACCTTTAAAAAAACCTAGTCTTCCATCAGGGTTTGCCATTCCACCCTTAATTAACATTTGTCTAACTTGTTGTGCTCTAGTTATCGCCATTATTCGTCTGATCCTGCTCCTAATGGTGGCATGTCTGCCACTTTAATTTTTACAGATCTCGTTACATCCTCATATACAGTGTCTGTATTTGGATCTGCAATATCGTCCTCTGCTTCTTTATCAGAGTTATATTCATAATTTGTTTTTTTATTTCTTAATACTACCTCAGTCTCACACTCAACAACAGGTACTTTTTTACCGTTGATTATCTCGTATCTAACTGATGGTGGTTCTGTAAATGCCATATTACTCCCTTGTTATTTGTAACACAGAAAATACGATATGTAATCTATTTCCTGTGGTTGCTGTTGCTTTTATAACCTCTCCCTCAGTAATAACAAGAGGATGTGTTAACAATTCTACTGTAGCATTGGCTGAAATAGCCTTTGTTTTAAACAAATTAAATACATTAGACGACGCATCTGTAAGTGTTAGGGTTATACTGTCAGCGTTACCTGAATCCTCAGATACCAATATAGACTTGATTATACTGGTTGTTGCGGTCGTGGTCGTGCCTGCTGCCGGACTTGTATAGACAACAGTCTCTCCTGTACTCGTTAGATCTGTTTTTGAATTTGTATATATATTAGCCACTTATAAACCAAGAGAATCTCTCTTGCTCCTGTTTTATTTCATCTAGAAATGTTGAGTTTAATTGATCTTTCATCAATGTCAAAGATCTATTTATTTGTTTTTGATTAGAAAAATCATATTGTTCTTTAGGTTCAGGTATTCTAATTGTTATCTTTGCCATTATCTTCTTCCGTCCGCTTGCACATCTAATCTTAAAGTTCCAAATCTCCAAGATTCACTAGATGAATCATTCTCTATTTTAACACTAACAAATCTACCTCTTGCTCTTGTATCTTTTTTATCTGTGCTAGATGTTATAGTAAAAGGACTAAGAGCTGTTTGAGTTGATGTTTGTTGTGGATATCTTTTTACATCTAAACTAACTTTAGCATTACCTTGTAAAGTTTTAAAATCTGGCACAAATCTTCTCATTGCTAAAAAAACCTCTCCAGCAATCTTAGGACCACTAGCTCTACCTTGAGCATCTTTGGCTCTACCCTGAAGGTCTATATCAAAAGATTCGATAAAAGATGTGACAGTTGTTGTGGTTCCGTTTGGATTAATTTGATCGGTCCCTATCTCATGTTCAAAATAAGTTGTTTGACCTAAACCATCTTGACCTACAATAACAGGAAACGTACCGTCTGCAGTAGAATCATATTTTGTTGCAAAAGGGGTTGGATAAACATTTGAGTCAATCCAACTTGTTCTAGCTTCTGTTCCTGTATACCAAACCCCACCAGCTACACCAGCAGATTCACCATAATTAAATACAACATACTTATCATTATAGTCAGATCCAGATGATGGATAATACCATGTGATCTCTGTAAACAGATTATTTAATCCTGCAGCAACCTGTTGACCTTTTGTTGTATCAAAATTATCGTAAACAAAATCCTCAACCGTGCAAGGTATACTTTTTACGGTACCGTCGTACAGAAAAAAACCTTTAGAGCTTAACCAAAAAGCTGCACCATCTATCTCAACAACTGCATTCTGACCTATCAATCCACAGTTTGTACCGACCTGTTCTAATTGAAAGGTAAAAGGGGCTCCTATAAATTTCATTGTGTAAAGAGCATTGTCTGTCCAAACTAGAATAACCTCTTTTGCTTTTAGTGAGCCGATGATCTTCGTACCATCTTGTAATCTTAAAGTTCCTGCAGTGTTAATAGCCGAAGGAGTATATGTATTTATATCTTCTTGATCCGAGAATCTTATAAACATATCATCCTGAGTTGTCGTATCACCAATAGTTGTTTCTGTTCCAAGATGAATTAAGTGTCTGGTTGTTGGAGATATCAAACTAACTCTTGTTGCGGTTGGATTACTACCTGTTGCAAATCCAGATGTTGTAGTAGATGCTCTGGTTTCTAACGGTGTTGAAGCTCCAGCATTCCATGTAAAAGTTTTACCATTTAATATTGTTGCTACCAATACTTGTCCAAAATTATCTAGTGACCACAAACCAGGTTCTAGTGTTACATCTGATGCAGATGCTGCCTCACCAAAATTTCCATTACCCCAACCAGCGATACCCCAACCATAACCATATGATTGTGCTCTTGGTCCTACAGGCTCATAAGGTTTAATACTTAAACTACCACCTGTCGATACTGTTGCACCAGCATTTGATGATTGTGTTATTGTAAATGTGCTTGTCGTTGGAACTGTTATTACTTGAAAATTTTTATCCTCAAAGTCAGACGCACTAAATCCTGTACCACTTGGTAGCGTGACACTATCTAATTGTACTATATCTCCGACAGATAAACCATGTCCTGATTTTGTAATCGTGCAAGTTG